CTAAGGTTTTACCTTTAAGACGCAATTCAGCCATGTTAAGACTCATGGGGGCAGTGTCGATCATCGATAGAAGCTCTTTAACCATAGGATCACCATTTTTCAGCTGAGAAGAAGCAATATTGCCCAATTCGGAATAATGTATGGCAAAATGTTTTTCAGGATGGTAACCTTCGAAGAAATCTGAACCGTTAGTACGACTATAAATCATGTCAGGCTCAAAATCAACGTTACGAGTACTTGCAAAAGCTTCGGCGACAGCCTTAATAAGAAAAGACTTACCAACTCCTGGATCGCCATGTATTAATATAGCAAAAGGAGCTCTTCTGTCAGTACCAGATTTAACATTTAAAACGTGGCCAACAGCCAAGTCAAGTTCAGCAAGCTTCGTGTCAAAAGGATTAAATTTATACCATGACTTTGACTTCTTGTCCTCAAAATACTTAGTAACAATTCTGGCTTTATTAAGGAATTCAAGGGAGGACATATATCCTCGGGGAACTCTACCTAAAGAAACAAGATTATCTCTTGAATAATACAAAAGTGTATCAAGGGTATCACGCATAACAGGGTCTTCACCACGATTAATTATTGACTCAGTAATTGATCCACCGGACCAAAGAGTCTTTACGAAACGAAAAGCGTTAGAGAGAAGATCTAAAATATGTCCAAACAACGAACGGAAACTATGATCACCGTCACTAAAAATAAACTTAATCTTCTTCGCAAGGTCAAAACCAAATATTCGCATACCAACCAAGTCAAGAATGAAAGTGCGGAGAGAATTGACCAGATCTGAGGAAATGATCATGTCCATTGTCTCTCCCCATGAAGCTTCAACGAAAAAAGAAGTAGAGTGCTTATACAATAAAGTGGCAATACGACGAGTCTTCGAAATAAAAGATTTATAAAAGTTAGGAATAAAACACCTGAGCATGAGGCTAGTATTAGCAAGAAACGAGGCAATTGTAAATTCTCCATAGAGGGAACCAAACAACCATGCACCTAAAATCATGAGAGAATCGGCAATACTATAAACAAGATTCTTAAGTTTTTTACCAAAATGATTGAAAAGACGATTTTTTAAAAAAGAACCAATCGTTTCAAGGATAAAATTGTTAAGATGTTCACCTTTAACCTTTAATTGGTCAATAAAATAAGTAAACATAGTAACGTCATCGAGATCGTCGTCCCGGTCATCTTCATCAGGAAAAGCTTCGACATTAAAAACAGGGTCATCTCGAGCTTTCTTGCGAGCGGCTCTCTTTTGATAACGCTTATTACGTTTTTCACGAACAGATTTCTTGGTTTTGCGCTTGGGACTCGGCTTGGAAACATTTAAGTGATCAGACTCAATCTTTTCAGAAGCGACAATAACATCAGAAGGAGGAATATAATTTGGATCTTTCTTGTCTTTTTGACGTTTTTTGAAATTCTCAAGTCTACGTTCAC